TAACATATCATCTCCGTACACGAGAGGCCTTACATAATCAAAGAAATACCGTGATCTTGTTTCCTCTTCCATATACCATGCATACATTAGCATAATTAAACCCCGCAAAGAATTATCCTCTGCGGTGGCATAGCGACCACTAGGTTGCAGGCCGGGTTTAGCAAATACATCATTATTCATAGCAAGCAATGGATATACTGAGTCTGACAGCAAAGATGAAACCATCTTTAATGCTGTATCATTATATCCTTTCTTGTCAAGAATCTTATATACTACTGAACTCGCTGCTCTAGCGATATCCACAGGCATAGCGACATCATAACCACTATAATCACCTTCCATAATCAAATCTGAAAAATCACTCAAGTGTCGAACAAGCATATCAGAATGTGTAAACATATTAAACCCTAAGGCATTACAAAATTCCAAATTGTTTTCGACCATGCAAGTATAGAAGGGACTCAAATACATTCTTGATAAAATCAAAGGAATAAGCTCTTCTGGGTAGAAGGCTCTGGTATTAGCAGAGTAAACTCTGTCCAGAGGTCTTGGTTCATCCTTAAATTTCACAGAAATAATATTTAATGGCGTATCGTCATTACGGCGTTGCTTGACATTTTCAAGAAAAAGTCTTTTCGCCGCATCACTAAGTGTTCGTCGCGAACCGTCATCAACCAAATCAACAATATGTTCTCTTTTCTTTCCCGAAAAGGCCCATCCTGCTGATGTCGAAAGATTAATAGCCCTTGTAAACTCATCTCCTTCTACTCCACTTATCGCATTCTCTAATGAAAGAGGTTGCAAATCGGGAATAACATCGCAGAATTTGTCTACCAGCAAATCAATAATCGCATTCAACGTTGGCTGATGCAGTGCATAATCCGGTTTATTCATTTTCACCAAAACAGTATTGTAAGGTGAATAATAAGTTCCGTTTCTTACACACGGTCGCATACGCGGGGGTCCATTCTCTACTTTCATCTCTCCAAAAATTGGTCTCAGTAGATCTGGAACCCTATCACTTATTAGTGATGGGGATACCCGTGATGCACTAGGCAGAATAGTGGGTCCTGGCATTTTTCCATGATATTGAACAAAAGGTAAATGTTCATATCTAAAAGGAGATTTAACTCCTGGTTCCTCTAATGCCAAGGCTTCTGACGGCGCACTTGTAAAAGGCATAGTGGTGCTCTCAAATCGAGCAATTACATTAAGTATATCTCTTTTATTGAAACATACAGAAAAACAATAATCACTAAACTTTCTACCTGCTGCATGAAAGCCTATCAAACCAACTCTATTCGCTCCTAGATTGGCCACTAAGGGGATACCACACATCCCTACATAATGAGTATTTGTTCCATAAGAATACCCATTCATAGGATCAGCTGTGATATCATCGAACCTCAATCCTTCTTCATATGTTACAGCGACTCTGTCACCATTTATCATCCCATCGGTATGATCAACAGTGTCACTTGGCACATGTTTCAGGATATCCTTAAAACGTCTAACCGGATATTGAAAAATCGAAATATCGTTGCCTAAATGAATTACATCATTGGCATAGATTAAACGTTGTGGTTCATCCCCGTTTGCTCTTGATTCCTGAACTATGAAATTATCTCCTTCAGGAAGAGCATGTGTGTTTATAAGTACAAAATTGGCATACACACCTAACATATGGGTTTGTTTCCCTTTCGTTGAACGAACTTGAGCAATGCGCACAGGCAAGCAGTTAGAATTGCAAGCAAGATCTAACTCTTGTAAAGTGCCGGAATGTGGAACCGAGATATTCTTCTCGACCTTGTTCCATCTTTCCATTGTACCACCTTTCACTCTTATATAACCTTCACTACAAGAATCTTCTACTTCAAATTCCTCCATAGCACTCACTTGTGCCTCAGAGAAAAGCTTAGACCATTTCTTATAACGTTGGTATACAAGAGCAAAGCCAGCAACTATTGCTAACATAGCCATAAAACGAGGGGTTTTCCCATATGTTAATGCCGCTCTACCATATCTGTAGCACGTCCATAAATAACGTGACCTAGCAGCAACACGAAATGCATGGTTTTCCACCCTTAACAAAAATGCAGGGGCAAGAAAACTTGCAGTCATGTACATCATGCTAGAATAGTTAATCATAAACATGAACAACCAGATATGTTTCAAGCCCAAAGTCCACCAAGTTAAAAAGAATATCACCCAGGAAGGAAGAGATCTTGTGACCATACAATCCTTTTCTGGAATATTCCCTAACAATGCATCCTTTGTTTTATTTAACATATATGAATGTACACAGGACTTTGCAATCTCAGCGTAGTCTGACATTAACGGACATGGGTTACAACAGGCTTCAGGCGAATAATCCTTTTCCTCAGGAACTTCTTCACCTTCAACATGCACCTCATAGCCATCTTCAAGAAGTTTCGCTGTTAGCTCATCAAAATTCGCTCCTGTGGCTTTACACCATTTCAGTCGCAAACTCTCATTCGCTGCTATACTCCTTTTAATAGCATCTCCGGCAACATCACTCGCTGCATCTGTGCCAGCCTCATCGACAACACGATGTTGAGTTTCCATATGATCTAAGAACACTTCCAACATGTGGGAGTTCCAGTCATAAAAATCTTCAAATCGATAAACTGAATCAACTACAGGATTGTTTTCATTGCTATTATAACGTGTTACCGTTATATTATAGCGATCAAACATATTTCCTCCCATTTCAAGGGATCTAGTAGGATCCAATTGTGTCGTACCTGGCTTCACAAATTCTGGTTTAACTTCAATATTAACATACAGGAATCTTCTCATAATGGCACCTGGCGAGTAAGCCAAAATTTCACTATGAAAACCTGGGTTATTAGTATCAATGATAACCAAATCCGGTGATGCCGTAATCTTGCCTTTCTTTGGTAAGTCAGCAAAATTCAACGGCATCTCAAGCCCATCAACGAGTGATAACATTTCATTCAATAAACTATTACCATCGTTTAATGCAGCTTGCCGAGATTGCGAGCCCATTTCTGAGTAATGGATAATCTTATGTACAAGAGCATCATATCCTTCCCAATATTCTGAGGCGTTTGTCCTCGTATAAATAATGGAGGGATCGAAGTCTCTATCCTTACTCTTCAACCATAAACTACATATATATTGTAGCATCGTGCTTTTGCCAGTGCCTGGAAATCCATCCAAAACAATAGCAAGAGGTGGAGCACGCAACCTGCCTTTTGCCCGTGCAACATGTTC